AAAGGGCGTTCTGATGCTTGGACGGAAAAGCTTGAATCAATGTTGGTTGCTGCTCGGGATAATATGGAGGCCGCGAGCGAGGTTAATTTAGCAATCACAGGTGACAAGGCTAGTATGTTGAATGGCGCATGGCGCGTAAGGGCTGGTGTTTAATGGCAATTAGCAAACTACCTATATTCACATCATTCGACCGTCAACGTTTCACTCAATACGGCAGTTCTGACCTTGCTAATTGGTATCCCATGTCTGTTGATTCAGGCAAAGATAAACAAGCTTTTTATCCGGCAATGGGAAGGCAACACCTTAGTTTTCTTGGTACAAACCGTCTTGTGTTTGACCAAGAACCTAGGGATATATTCCGTTCCATTGATTACGTGTATGTTGTTGTAGGCACGCGCGTCATTCAATACGATAAATTTTACAATCAAAAGATATTGCCGTTAGATGTGGCGGCTACGGGTGACATTTGGTTTGCTTATTTGCCTGTAGGCACATTGGTCTATTGCATGATGACTGATGGCGTTAATGTTTTTGTTATTACGGAGAATGGTGGTGCGGTGACGATGGTAGTTTCTACAGATATTCTTCATACACCAGCAAATCCTACTTTCGTGGCTGCATTTGGTAATCGGTTTGTGGTAAGCACTGACAATACGCCTGATTCTACGTTGTCGCAAATCAATTTAGGCCCTGTTCCGCTTGATCCATCTAAAATTTTTACAATACCTGACGGTGGTGCAGGATACCCATTATTTTTTCGTGCGTCTGGCTTGGTTAGGCAATACGGCGTTCTTCACAACACGCTATACATATTTACTGACTTTTCTTGTGACATTTGGTCTAATATCCAGACTCAGATAGATGTTGCCGGGGTAACTCGCACATTTCCATGGAAACTGAGTTCGTCATACAACTGGGATTACGGTATACAAGACCCTCATAGCCTTGATATTGATTTTGGCATGATGGTTTGGTTAGGTCAGAACCGTAATGGTTTGGTTAACTTCATGATGAGCAATGGACAGACGCCGCAACAGATTAGCACGCAGGCTGTTAACGTGTTGTTGGAAAAGTCATCTAATTACGATCAAATAAGCCCGTTCATTGAGCAGAATACAGAAGGTTTTTTGTACCAATGGGAAAACACTATTTTCTATCGTGCGTCTGCGGGTGATGAAGTAACTATTGATAACTTGATTGGTACTGTAGATGCGCATTGCCTTGAATACAACTTTGCAACGCAAACATGGGCTCGTGCAATTGAATTAGACGGCAATCGTAACCGAATAAAGAAACATACGTTTTTTAACAATCTACATTTAGTTACAGTTAGGGGTGATGGCGCCATTTATGACATGGCGGGCGACCTGTATTACAACGAGCTACGAAACGCGACACAATCCAATGTGCAAGCTGCGGATGCGTTTATTAAATCGCCGATGCGGTACGAGTTAACAACGAAGCAGATATTCCAGGAAGATTATAGTGAATTTCTAACTGACTATGTGGAGATTGATTTTGTATTTGGTGATAAAACGTTTTACAAAAGTAATGCGCCGTTTGTAAACACCGTTTACCTTGTGGATGAAGCGAGTACGATTGATGATCCAATCTACTTGGTAACTGAAGACGATAAATTTATTATTGCCGAAGGCACTAATACGCCCACATTTAACGACAACCATTACAATGCATTGTTTAAACCTCACATTGAGCTTCTTTACAGTGACGACGGTGGAATAACATTCAACAGCGCAGATTTGCGTGAATTTAGCCCGCTTGGTCAATACCGTTGGCGCATGCGTTGGTACTCTTTGGGCGTGTCTCGTAACAGGTGTTACAAATTGGTTTGTGTGTCTAGCGCACCGATTGTTATCTTAGGCGCAGTTCAAAACACCAGGCGCGTGTCGGGAGGCGCTAACTAATGGCCCTCACATTGCCCCGCGTAGACGCAGCAGCGCTCGCAAATACCAACTTCACATTCGAGTACAACCAATGGGTATCGGTCCTTGTGGATACCTTAAATGAGCTTATACAGCAAATTGAAAGGTCACTAATGTCCACGGATGCAGTCCCGGGCGTTGCTGAAGCAATGACGATTAATTCTAACTATATTCCATTGAACGTTGCATTGACCTCATTCACTCTGCCTTTGTTGGCTGCCGTTGGGACTCGTCAATCGATTACGGGATATGGGTCTGGCGGCTGGAGAATATTGACCAACGCAGGGCAAACCATTCAAGTGGACGCAACGCTTGCGGCCACTAGCATATCATCTGCAAGCCGGTATGATTGTATCGAGATTGTCTGCGTTGTTGAGAACACTGTTTGGGTTACTGCAAATTCGCAAACTGCTGGATTTGTCATCGTTTAAGGAGTTTATCATGAGTTGGATGTCTAATTTTCTACACCCGGGCCGCGCATATGAAGACGCTGGCAGGGCTACCGAACAGTATTACAACAACGCTCAAGGATACTTGAACCCGTATAATCAGGGTGGTATCAATGCGGGCACGAATCTGACTACGGCTGCGGGTAAGTTGTCTGACCCTGTTGCCCTACAAGACGAATGGTCAAATGCCTACAAAACTAGCGACTACGCCAAGAATCTGCAAGCACAAGCCACTCAAGGCGGATTGGATGCTGCTAGTTCAATGGGTTTGATGGGATCAACACCTGCGTTGCAAGCGATTCAGAGTGGCACGGCACAGATTGGAAACGCTGACCGTCAGCAGTACCTGCAAGATTTGATGGACAAGTACAACGCGGGCATTGGTATCAACAAGGACATGTACAACACTGGCGCACAAACCGCGGGTCAAATGGGTCAGAATTCTATGAACCAAGGGCAGAATGCTGGTGGTGCTGCGTTTGGGCGGACTCAGGCAAGCGGCAAAATGTTTGGCGACATCCTGAAGACGGCTGGCCAGATGGGCACATCATGGATGACTGGTGGCATGGGAACCGGTGATTTCGGTCGCGGTATGTGGTCACCAACGGGAGGTCAATAATCATGGCGATATTTGGCGCGATTCCGATGCCTAAGTCTGGAATGGATGTGTTTTCATCTGGCGTGGATGAAATGCTTAAGGACATGATGCAACGCCAAAAAATGGGGCAGCAACAAGAACAATACAATCGCACGCTGGAACAGCAACAATTGCAGCATCAGGATGCTATGGCATTGCAGCGCGCTGCGGCTGGTCGTGCGGCACAGGCTGCGGCTGATGCTCATCGTAAGATGGATCCAATGTATGAGATCAACCAATACAAGGCTTTAGAGAATTGGGTTAGAAGCCAGCAAGGCGGGCAACCGCAGCAAGCCCAGCAACCTATGCCAACACAAGAAATGGGCGAAGGCATGGGGATGTTCTCTCCTGAAAATATGCAGGAAGCACAACAACAACCACAGCAGCCTATGCCGTCGCAAGGTGGATTAGATATGGAGATGCTGAAGGCTCATCCTATATTACGTGGGTTTGCTAAGAAGCATTTGGGTTTTGATCCGATGGGCGAAACGCCAGACATGAAGAGACAGGCCGACCTGCAATCTCAAATTGAACTGGAAAATATAAAGTCTGCAAACAAAGCCACACAACTGCAAGACAAGGAAAAGGTAGAGATTGAAAAAGATTTACCTCATTTACAGAAATCCTTGAAGGGCGTAGATGAGCTATTAAGTATTGCCAAGTCAAACCCTGATATGTTTGGCCACGGGTTTATGCCTGATAGATACGCCAAGACCACAAAAGTTAAGGATTTTGGTAAATGGCAAAACTTGGTGTCTGACGTGATTTCGGAGCTTGAGCAAAAGCTGTCTGCCAAAGGGAACATTGTGGCCCTTAAAATGGCCGCTCAGTTAAAACCAAGTCATGCAGAGCAGCAAGAAGTGGCTATTGGTAAGCTAGAATCTATGAAGCAGCAACTGGAGGATTTAATCAACAATTCCAATCAAATGCTTGGCAAGCAACAGCCTAGCAATGCTTCAATGGATTTATCGCAAATGTCTGACGAGCAATTAAGGCAAATAATCAGTGGAGGTCAATAATGAATATTACGCCTCAAATGGCTCGTGCTGAATTGGCTCGTAGAGAGCTAGCTAAACGACAATCACAATCAGCCCCTACGCAACCCGAACAACAAGGGATCGGAAGTATTCCCGGCGACATTGGAAATGCCGGAATGAATCTTTTGATGGGGGCTGGTGAAAAAGCAATGATGTTTCCAGACGAGATTCAAGCTGCTGGTGAGCAGATAGGACAAAACCCTTTGTCTGCCGTTCCTAGGGCGGTTGGTAGTGTTTTATCAAGCATGCTGGAGGGCGGGAAACAGCTTTATAACTTGCCATGGAACATCAATACCTACTTGGCATCAAAAAACGTTCCTGTCTTCAAGCAAACCGCGCCACTCGCTGAAAAATTCAAGATAGGCGATACCGGATTGCAGAAGGCCGTAATGGGAGAGCCTCAACGTGGTGACGAGCTATGGGAAGATGCAGGAAGTCTTTTGTCGGTGGTCGCAGCGCCAGAGGCGTTGGGCGCACGTATACCTGCCGTCACTTCCAAAGGAATAATAAAACATATATCGGCTGACAAGGCTAAAGCATTAAGTGCTGCAAAAGCTGATTTTGGTGGGTTGTTTAAACAAGCGGCCGATGAAGGATTAACCCATGCGGCCCCGATAAAAGCAGTTACAAAACCAAGTGCAGATATTATTAAGAATTCTCAACCTAAGTATCACAATTCGTATAGAGAGTACCTATCAGACCCAACACTTGAAAATGCCCACTGGGCACAAAGCGAGCTGGGCGCATTGCAACGTCACTTGGACGAGATAGCAAAAAAGACAGGCTTAACACCAAGCCAAATAAAGACATACAAGGGCGTTGTAGATGCGCGTCAAGGTATTAGAAAGTCTATGTTTTCGGACAACCTCATGGGATCGCGGCCAGAGCTTGCAAAGAATTATGATGTGTTAGCCAAGAAATACAAAGATACCGTTGTTCCATTTACACGCCTAGAAAATTTGTCAGCTTATGAAGCCGGGCAGCTATTGCCTAAAACAGCAGTCAAGGGGTTAACAAAGGATGATCAGTTTATGATTGAACTATCAAAACGATACCCAGGATTGAAGCTAAGAAATCCTATGGTAAAAAGCGCCGCAGTATCTGTAGGTGCTTTGTTAGGATACGATGAAATAAAAAAGTTGCTATCTAACAAATAATATCAA